AGCAGTGGTATCAACGCAGAGTACTCACACTGTACACAGTGGCACACCGTTGTTTTTTAAGGGCCATTTTGTGCCACTGCAAACAGTATCAATATAAAGTAGGGCATTATGATTAATCTACAGGACCTAATCCGCTCCGCTAGCAACGGGAATCCGAAAGACCCGATGCTTGCATCAGCTATCGCGAAGCAGCTACGCGAGCGTGGATTTAAGCAAAGGACGATAAATGGAAGACGATATTGGCTGAGTCCAGAAGATCAGGAAGATACTAGAATGAAGAAAGCATCCGAGATCCTCAAATCAATATGATGGCAGAGCGCAGTATGAAGATCTATGAAGATCAATGCATGTCTACCATAGGTCACACAATCAGCGCAAGCCCACTAACACAAATCGCAACCAGATGCAAGCAAAATATATTTAGTCGGGGGTATTGCAAATCGTGTGGCAGCCTATATGCTGATTAGCAGTGGCAGCACACTGCGGCCACACTACAAGGAGTTAACACAATGGGTAAGAAGGCATTGAAACTGGCCGTTGCGCCAGAGGCACCGGCAGCGCCGGCACCGGCCAAGGTGGAGCAGCGCTACATAGTGCAGCCACCGAAGCGGCCACTAACCGGGACCAAGCATGGCAATGGCACAGCAGCGACGCATGGGTTGCTGGCTGATGCAGCACAGGCCAATGGCGGCAGCATCACGCTGGCGCAAGCGCTGGCAGTAACCAAGGCGGCAGGCGACCCAGGGTTCGCCCGGTACGCCATCAACCGGCTCAAGGTGCTGGTGCCGGTCGTAGCCAGCTAACGCTGGCGACCAATGCCGCGACGCAGCATGTGCTGCGTCGCGGCATTTTTGCGCCTGCCAATTGGTGCACCGCAGCAAGAATATAGATGGAGAAAGTAGACCCCCGGTACGATTTACCCAAACGAGGACGAAAAACAGTACCCCACATCCGCACACATCTTCGACTCCCTTTATCTGGTAGAGGATAGGAATAGTAGAGGATAGGAGTAGTAGAGGATGCTTGTGTATCTGGTGCCGCTTACCCTATACTACGGTCCATGTCTCAAGATTTCGCTTTATGGGACCCAGAAGTCGCTCGCCAAGTGCGGAGCGTCTTAGAGCCATATCAGGAACCTGCAGAGGATACCCCCGGTCCCAATAGGGATCACTTCCTGCAGCGCATATTCAAGACATTCGAGGACCTTGGTGGGCAGGATCGCTTTACATTCGAAATGAATAAAGCCTACCCGTTCTTTGCCAAGAACTTCCTGCTGCGCCTTGTACCGAATCACCATGAGGTAGCGGTCAAGGGCAGCCTATCGGTCACGATCCGCCCCGCCTTACCTCCGAGCACTTTAGACGGCCAGTTTGAGGATGTGGTATCGCATCCTGCGACACCAACACCCCCCACACCAACATCCCCTCCAACTCTCCGTCTTGTAAAGGAGCCTCCACATGTTGAGTCTTAATGTTACACACTCGTCGTCCAAGAGTGACAACTCAGGCACCACCCTGTATTTCTCCCCAGCTAACGTTGAGGCATTGCAGAAGGATAGGGAAAATACCTATCCTGGGCCGCAGGCGACCATGCATATCTTTGTTCGCGACCCAGCCGTTGCTGCCCAGTTTGAACTCCATAAGGTATACACTTTGGAGTTTCCAGACGTGGAGCCGCTGGCGGTTGTGCCTGCCTCTTCATTGTCTGTGGCCCCAGAACCTCCGCAGAATGCTGGGGAGTCGGATAGCGATTATCAGACTCGGTTGGTTGCGTGGCGCGCACAGCACCCCAATCGCACTGCTAGGACGGTAAGCGGTCCGGTGCCGGGGCTGCCGCGCACGCAGGCCGAGATCAATGAGGACAACGCACGCGCTCCACTCGGTGGGCACCCGTTTACTGAGCAGCAGCGGGCCGCTCAGCAGGCCGCCTATAGTTCAAACCCCGTCGTGACGCCGCCGCCGGTGCGGTAAGGTGTTTCTGCCTCATCCAAACGCTGCGCCGCATCACGCTGCTATCGTGCCCGTACACCCTGCCCAGATGCAGGGTGCATCGCCACAGCGGGCGCAACTGGGGTTGATGCAACTCAAGCAGCACATGCTCGCCAACGCCTTGCGGGGTGGCACTCCGTCAGGCGTGCCACAGGCACCGGCTCAGCCTCCCATCATGCGCCCGATGGGCGGGCTACCGACGGTCCGGTAATGTGGCCGACGAGAAGGAAAGCACCTACGATAGAGTGCTGCGTGAAATACACGAGTGGCGGGAGGCGCATCCGGTCACTGATGTTCTAGGTTCTTTAACCCCTGGAGTCTCAACACTCCAGGGGTTGTCTGATGTAATGGACCCCAGTTCTGGTGTACTGAATCGCGCTATCGGGGGTGTGTCTATGATCCCCGGTGTAAGTGACGCCCGCGTCGGGCTCAAGGCACTGCATGAGGGGTGGAAGGCGTTGGAGGAAGTGCCACATATCGGGCCGTACTTGCGCGGTGCGGCTGAGCGCTCTGGTGACGCGCTATACGATAAGATACAAGATAAGACTTCGGATATGTTTTCCGGTGCTGTGGGCGACCCGACTATGGCGCAGCTCACACTCATGGGACAGCAGGGTATTTCTGGCGCTTTAAGGAAGATGCAAGCAACGACGCCCGGCATGTGGACTGCTCCTATAGGAGATGATTAATGCCATACCCAACGCCCGGTGAGACGACTCAGCACTACGTATCACGCTTCATGGGTAGCCCTGAGGCGCGCAGCTCCTTCCCTGACCAGAAGCAACGCGCTGCGGTCGCATACTCAATGCATAAGCAGCACGCGCTCGCGCACGCGCTACGCATGGGGGCGCACCAGACAGGCAGCGGGACGGCCGGTGCCTGAGATCGCATTAAGCTATGTACCGCGACCTCAATTCCTAGCATTTCATACTCGGACCAAGCGCTTTGCCGTGATGCTCGCCCACCGGCAGGCTGGGAAGACAGTTGCGTGCGTCAATGAGGCTATACACCGTGCAGTCTATTCAAAGAAAGAGCGCCCCAGATACGCTTACATTGCCCCTCTTCGTAACCAAGCGAAAGGGCTGGCATGGGACTATCTTAAGGCATACTCTGACGGACTATGTGATCGTATATCAGAAGCAGAACTTTCTGTTCAATTCAAGCATAACGGTGCTCGAATTACCCTTTATGGTAGCGACAATCCAGACGCGTTCCGTGGTCTGTACTTTGATGGAATCATACTGGACGAGTATGGTGACATGGCTCCATCAACTTGGACGAAAATCCTATTCCCAACCCTGAGTTCAAGAAAGGGCTGGGTCGTATTCATCGGCACGCCCAAGGGGAAGAATCACTTCTATGCCATGTACACGTCCCACATTACGGATGATAACTGGTGGACGTATCTCCTCCGGGCATCCGAGAGTAACATCTACTCTGCCGAGGATTTGGCTGCCTTTAAGAAAGAGATGTCAGAGGATGAGTACCTACAAGAATATGAATGCTCTTTTGACGCTGCTGTGGTGGGCACTTATTATTCTAAGCTTATCGATATCCTTGAGAATTCTCGTCGCGTTAATGCGATGTGCGAGTACGATCCTGAGTTTCCAGTAGAGTCTGTCTTAGACTTAGGGTTTACAGATTCCTGTGCTATCTGGTACTGGCAGACAAGACCAGATGGTATCGCGGTCATAGATTACGATGAGGAGAACGGTCAGCCGCTTCCGTACTACTATGATTTGTTGAATGAGAAGGGGTTTAAGTATGAAACAATCTGGTTGCCCCATGACGCTAGAGCGAAGACACTTCAAACGGGGCGGTCAACTCTTGAGCAATTCTTACATCATCAATTCCCCGTTGATATCGTGCCTTCCTTATCACTTCAGCACGGTATCGACGCTGCACGATTTATCTTACCGCAATGTTATTTCAATCCTCGCTGCCAGCCGGGGCTTGAAGCTCTGAGGGCTTACAGGCGGAAGTTCAATGAGAAGACCAAGGCATTCTCAGATGCGCCAATACATGATTGGTCTTCGCACGGCGCAGATGCATTCCGCTACTTGTCCCTCATTTGCAAGGAGCGTATAGTACCCACTGCATCAGAAGCTCCGCCTCGGCCTCCGCGAGATATTCCTCCTGAGCCCATCTGTCTAAACGGCCTGTGGGAAGAACGTGAAGACAGACTTAAGATAAGGAGATACTGATGAGTAGCAGCGGCGCACCTTTTTCTCCCCTTGGCGCTGCGGTCACCATCGCAGCCACGACTGCATCGCAAAGTGCTGTCCTTCCAGGGATTGGCGGGGACACGATACTAGTCTACAATGGCTCCAATGCCCCGGCCCACTTCAAGATGGGTATTTCGGCCAATGGTGCAGTAACTGCGACGATAACTGATAAATTTGTAGCTCCAGGTACTAGCCAGACATTTTCAATTCCTATCTCCTCTAAGGATATAACTTTTGATACGGTGGCTGTAATCTTAGAAACTGGTGGTGCTGGGAATATTGAATTTCAACGTGGGAGCGGCGAATGAGAAAATTACTCTTCTTACCACTACTCCTTATATGCGCGCACGCGCATGCGATGAATCGTGGTGGTGATTCTCTAATTCTCTGTTCCACGATTACGCCAGCCAATGGTTACGTTCTAACTTACGTTTCAGCAAGTAATTGTTGGAATGCGCAGACTGGGGGTGGTGGTCCCCCAACTGGAGCCGCTGGCGGCGATTTAGGCAGCACCTATCCTAATCCTACTGTGCTGGTGTTGTCGCACGCATCCGGGAATCTTGGTAGCGGAGTATTGTCGGCCAGCGGTCAAATTCTGCTCGATGAGACGAACGCTGTTCCGGTATCTGGCAAGGATTTGAGCAGCAACACCAACAAGTTCGCCGCAACCAGCGCCGCAAGGCGAGCCGGCTAACCATCAGCAGTCCACGGGAGCGCTGGCCCAAGAAGGTGCGCCGTAGTTTACGCCGACCAGTTCCCTGGTGCAGATATGTCGATCAAGATCTCCAACTGCTTGGTCGCGCTATATTCGTTTTCTACTACTTCAGGCCGCTGCATCGCCAATTTTGCCGGCCCGCAGACCTGGAGCGTAAATCCGTTCAGTTATAGCTCGGTTTATCCGATTACTGGCGAAGTGCAATTATGCGGTGAGGGCACAATAAGCGTTAATGTGCCCATCGTGATGGGGAATCGTTGGAGCCTTGTGGGATGCGGCAGTGGTATAGCTGGCGGCGGCGTCTGGTTTCAAGCGAGCGCAGCAAATTTCCAACCGACGTACACGACTGGAACTATAACCGCCGGAACAGCCGGTCGTGGCGAGGTCATCACTGGATCTGGCACCACGTTTACCTCTAGTATGATCGGATGCGCGTTTGTGTCACCGGCTACGCAGCCCACTGTCACCAATCATACCTACGGCATCATATCAGCCGTAACTTCGGCTACCTCCATCACTTTGGGATTTGGAGCCAATAATGGAACAGGTGCTCCCGCGGCCAGCGGATTTGCGATCTACTGCCCGTTGGTTTTGCAGGGCGACGGCAACGTCGGTAGTCAGCCTTACGAGTTTGGTATGCGCGTCGAGCACCTTTACATCGACTGCAATAACGTTGCCGGTTGTGTCGCGCTGATGAACTGGTTCGGCGAAGAAGGCACGACTGCAGAAGATGACCAGCTCACGGGCTTTACCAATATCGGGTTGGACATAGAGACCGGCTACGCCGACAACTCTGGTCCTTACAATCGTGTCAATATCGGTCCTGGTTCGAGTTGCACAGCAGCAACCATAGACTTTGTGAGCCGCACAGGTTTTTCGGGAATGAAGCCTTTTGAAAATGCCTCGGTTAGCAGTGGTAGTTGTTCTACGCTGCTTACGGTGGGGATTGATTTCGACTCTTCGTATGCAGATTTATATAATCTGCATCTTGAGCGTCTCGTTAACGGGATTTCTATCGGCGCAAATGTCAGTTGTCCGGTAGCGTGCCCTAGTACTCCGAACGGTGTTAGTGGTGTCAGTATTAGTGATATTTTTGCAGCTGTCAGTGGTACGACCGTAGTCGCCATATCGAACGCTATAGGTAACAGCAAAGCAGTAGGGTTATATAACATCGCCTACAGCTTTGGTCTGTGGACAAACTCGCTGACAGATGCGCAAAACTCGTGCACCGACCCATCTTCCGTACTTGGCACCTATGAAATTAATGATTCCGGCACGATTCAGAATTCCAGCGCCTATACCACATGCCCCGCCTCCCCAGTGTTGGGGCAAACTTACGTGCGCTCTGTAGCACCTTCTGCCGGCAGCACGATAAGCAGCCCTAAATTTCATTGGGGTGGCTACTACTCTCCTAGCACTGGCGTTACGTCGCTTCACGACGTGACATGCCAGTTAGTTGAAAACTCAGGAGTTAACGCAGCGTCTTCTATGCAGTGCTCAGTGGCAGCTGGAACAAATACTGGGTACCTCGGATGGGTCTTTGACGGAGTCATTACACCACTAATTAGTTCGATTTATAGCGCAGCTGGAACTCCGCTGCCGACATGCAATACGGCAACGAATGGCGGTCTCGCGTTCGTCAAGGATGCGACATACTTCGAAGGCCCGTATGTTAGCGGAGGCTCTTATTACGCAAGGGTCTATTGCGGGTACAACGGAAGCTTTGGATGGCAGATGCAGAGCGGAGCGAATCTTCCCACCCCGACTATTTCCAGCGGTTTTGGTACATCGGCAACAGTGCCAAATAATTCTGGCCCAACTTCTTTTTCGATAAATGTCGGCACTGGCGGCAGCGCATCAAGCGGTGTCATTGGGCTGCCGGCAGCACAGCACGGATGGGCTTGTTTTATCTCTGACGGCGGCACAACACCGACCGGTCAGACAGAAATATCTGGCCCAAATACTACCACGACAGTAACTGTAACCAATTACAGCAGGACCACAGGACTTGCGATTGCATGGACTGCGAGTGAAGTATTGGAAGCTGGATGCAAGCAAAACTAATGGGTTCGCTTACTATCTTTTGCTGCTTCCTGATTCTCGCAATGCTGGCGTGGTACGTCGCGAAGATGATTATGCTCAAGACTCGCAGTGGATGAGGAAGTGAAGCAGTGAGCGCCATAGCCATAGCATTCCACTACGCCATGATGGCACTCGTACTGCCTGTTGTCGTTAACGCGGCCACGTTGACGCTGACCGCGCCGACTCTATCGATACGCTGAGGGTGTATAGTTGTCATTAGAAACTGAATATCCCGATACTCCGACTGGCTGGGCCAAACGGTGGTCTGCAGAATTCGCGTATGCGGAAGAATTTCATCGTAAATGGCGCGATGCTGGTACTGAAGTCGTATCAAAATTCTTAGATCGTGATACTAAGACTAATGACCCACAGGCACCGGGGTATAATCTTAATCTTTTTGCTGCAAATGTCACGAATATGCAGGCAATGCTCTTTTCGAGCATTCCAAAAGTATCCGTAGACAGAACTTGGGCTGACCCACAGGACCAAATTGCCCGCGTTGGGTCCGAAATGGCATCTAGAATGCTGAATGCAGCCATTGAAGAAGCTGGTGAGGACTGTGTTACGGTCCTAAAATCGTGTTTACAGGATAGATTACTCCCCGGCCTCGGTTGCGCTCGCGTACGCTACGATATCGATGAGGGTAGTATTGAAAATGAGGATGGCGAAAAGGCTGCCGGTAAGAAAGATGAGTGGTTAGAGGACATTTACGTCCCTTGGAAGGACTTAATTTGGTCTCCCGCTCGTTATTGGAAGGAAATTCGTTGGATTGGGTTCCGAATTTGGAAAGATAAGGAAGAACTGAAGAAATTCCTTGGAAAAGACATCACAAAAGAGGAATTAGACCGAATTCCTTACAATTCCAAGTCGCCGCTTGAAGCAAAGTCGGCTAGGATGAGTGAAGTCTGGTCTAAAGCCGAAATTTGGGAGATTTGGGATAAAGAACACGGTTTTGTCTTCTGGTGGATTAAGGGCTGGCAGAAAATACTCAAATCCTGCAAGGATCCACTGGAATTGGCGGGTTTCTTCCCCTGCCCACCGTTTTTCATCGCTAATGTCACTACGACTGAGTATATACCCAAGTCTGACTACTCTTTTGCTGAGTCTCTCTATAAGGAAGTGAATCTCCTTGAAGAGCGTATAGCCTTATTGACTAAGGCTATTAAGGTCGTTGGTGTCTACGATAAGAAAGCGGGCGATATTGCGCGTCTTGTCAATGAAACGGCTGAAAATAAGCTTATTCCTGTTGATTCTTGGGCTGCCTTTTCTGAAAAAGGCGGAATAAAGGGTTGTGTAGATTGGCTACCGCTTGAGCAGGTCGTTTTAGCGATTGAAAAGCTACAGGCGCAGCAGGAAAGCCGAATTGCACAACTTTATCAGATCACTGGTATGGCCGACATCCTACGCGGTGATGCGCCAGAGCGTTCCGGCGTGGGCACGAATCAATTGAAAGCTAAATTTGCGAGTGTCAGGGTTCAAGCTGTGCAGGAGGAGTTTACTCGCTTCGCAACTGATTTGCAGAAGCTGCGTTTGGAGATAATTGCCAAGCATTTCGATGAAGCAACTATTATCAAGCGCAGCAATATGCTCAACACTGCCGATGGACAAGATCCAAATCTCTTAATGCAGGCGGCGCAGTTCCTCAAGGATCAGGAGTCGGTCAAATGGCGGGTGACGATAGCACCAGAGTCGATGGCTATGATCGACTACGCGCAACTACGACAGGAGCGCACGGAATATATCAATTCGCTTGGTATATTTCTCCAGTCGTCTGCACCAATTGCTACCCAGTACCCCCAAGCAGCGCCGTTACTAATAGAACTTCTAAAGTGGGGGCTGGCAGGTTTCAAGGGCTCGCGTCAAATCGAAGGCGTAATCGATCGCGCCCTAGCCGCTATGGAACAGGAGGCTAAACAGAAGGCTCAGAGTCCGCCGCCACCCAATCCTGAAATGCAGAAGATTCAGATGGAGATGCAGGCTGATCAGCAGTCGCACCAGCAGAAGTTGCAAGAGCTTGGGCAAAAGCATAGTATGGAAATGCAAAAGCTCCAAGTTGGCTTCCAAGCTGAAATGGCTGAACTGAAACTACGGCTCCAAGAGATTCAAGCTAAGATGACGCAGCGCGGGCATGAAGCACAGATGACTGTAGCTGAAAATCTCAGTAAGCCGCCCCCGCCACTCAGTCTTGGTAATGGCACTGCGCCACCAACACCAACGCCCTCACAACCACCAGCAGGACAGCCCGGTGCGTAAGACATACGTGTATGACCCAATTTCTAAGGAAATGGTGGAGAAAGGCTATGCCGCCGTTGAGCGAGGTATCCTCGTTGTTTCCGATTTGCCTGACTTCGTGTCCCCAGTTGATAGGAAAGTGGTACGCGGCCGAGCAGGATTACGCGAACATGATCGCCGGCATGGCACAACAAATATCGCCGATTTCAAAGAAACATGGGCCAAAGCCGAAGCACAAAGGTCGGCTGCGCGTAGTGTAGGAGTACCAGACCCCCGCCGTACTGAAGCGGCAGTGCGGGCATTTAATGATCTCGCTCAGGGGCGAGTAAGGAGACAAGATGGCTGATTCAATGCGCGCTGCCCTGGAGCAAGCGTACACCGATTTGGAGAAGGAGTCAGAGGGTACTGTAACCTCTGAGTCTAGTACGCCTGTTGAAACAGTAGAGACGCTACCTGAATCTACAGATAAGACTAAGACTGAAAAGCCTGTAGTTGGTGATAAAACTGAAGAAACTGTAGTTGGCGATGAAAAGCCAGTTGTAGAGGATAAGAAAGAACCAAAGCGTTTCAGTCGCCCCGGCGAAAAGCCGAAGCCAACGCCCGAAGTAAAGCCTACTCCTTCACAATTCAAGGCACCGCAATCATGGAAACCAGCATCGCGTGAACATTGGGATAAGATACCTGTGGCGGCGCAGGAGGAAATTACGCGGCGTGAAGCTGAAGTATCACGTGCTCTAAGTGGTACAGCCTCTGCGCGTAAGTTTGCAGAGGAATTTACTGGTGTTGTACGCCCGTTTGAAGGCATGATTCGCGCCTCCGGCGTTACGCCTATCCAGGCTGTACAGAATTTGATGGTCACCGCAGCCAGTTTACAGACTGGCACCCCCGCGCAGAAAGCTGGACTCGTTGCTAACCTGATTAAGACTTACGGCGTGGATATTGCCATGCTTGATCAGGTGCTTGCCGGCCAGAAACCGAAGGATGGCGGCGTACCTGATGCTCTTCTGCAGAGTATTCGTGGTGAATTGAAGCCTGTACACGAATTTATCTCGCAGGTGCGCGGCTCCAAGGCTGAGCAGGAACAGCGGTTGGCCCAGGAATCAATGCAGACAGTTGAGCAATTCTATGCTGACCCTAAGAATGAGTTTGCAGCCGACTTGCGCGAGGAAATGGCTGACATTATTGATTTGGCTACTAATCGCGGTCGTGCAATTACACTGGCGGAGGCTTATAAGATCGCCGTGGCTGCGAACCCTGAGGTTTCCAAACTTGTAGAGCAGCGCGCGGCTGCCAAGCGGACTACGGAGCAGGCACGTAATGTGGATCGCTCGCGTAGAGCTGCTTCAAGTCAAGCTCCAGGTGCGCCCGGTGGCGGTGTGTCTGACGGTAAGCCTACCGGGCGGCTCGCTGCGATTTCGCAGGCTTGGGATGATTTGTCCCGGTAGCGCTTGCAAATCTGACTTTTGTACGTTATGATACGCCCTCGAACTAGGAAATTCGCCCGAAAGGGACACTTCCTCAAGTTCTGGTTATTCAACTGGAAATTGGAGGATAGATGTCATTCCCAAATGTAACGGATCTAGTCGCTACGACGATTGAGTACCGTCAAGGCGAGATCCGTGATAACGTCACGAAGAATAATGCCTTTCTTCGCCACTTGGAGAAAAAGGGCAATACTCGTGAATTTTCGGGTGGTACTCAGATCTTCGAGGAAATTTCGTTTCAGGCAAACCCGAATGCCGGTTGGTATTCTGGTTATCGACCCACTGCCGACTTCTGCCGCCGACGTAATTAGCGCGGCAGCGTTCCAGATCAAACAGGCTGCGTGCCCAATCACGGTTTCCGGCTTGGAAATGCTGCAGAATAGCAGCAAAGAGAAAGTCATTGATCTGGTTGATGCGCGACTGCGTGTTGGCGAAGCATCCATGAATAACCTCATGGCCGCTGGTGTCTATTCGGACGGTACGGCGAATGCCGGCAAACAGGTAGTTGGATTGGACGCGGCTGTGGCCGTGACACCGACCAACACCTACGGCAACATCAATCGTGTCACGTGGCCGTTCTGGGCCAATCAGGTCCGCACGGCAGGCTCTACCATCACCACTGCGACCGTACAGGCGGAAATGAACGCCATGTGGTCGCTGCTGATTCGTGGTAAGGATAAGCCCCATCTGGCCATCATGGATAACTTTTGGTGGCAGACATACATCGGCTCTCTGCAGTCCATTCAGCGGTTCACCTCTTCAGAAGAGGCCAGCCTTGGGTTCCCCACCATCAAGTACATGGACACTGACTGTGTACTGGACGGCGGCATCGGCGGCTTTGCCACTTTGAAGACCTGCTATTGGCTGAATACGGACTACTTCTACTACAGGCCCCATTCACAGCGGAATATGGTCCCACTGTCCCCTGAAAAGCGGTATGCTATCAATCAGGATGCGGTGGTGCAGATTCTCGCGTGGGCGGGCAACATTACATCGGCCGGTCCGCAGTTCTGCGGTCGCTCGATTAGCCCATAAGGAGCAAAGATTATGAAGTTCTTGCTAGGCTTTGCTCTTTTGATTGCAGTAGTGCTACTCGGATTGCATGGGCATCCGCACGCACTTCTGGCAATCGCCTTTGTACCCGCGTGGGTAGGTGCTGGTCCGGATATTGCCGGGCAGAATATGATGACAGCGTACACGCTGCCATCAGGAATTCTGACTGGTCCCAATCCGACTGGTATGGTAATTGATGGTGTGGACCCTACTCTCGGTATGGGCCAGTTTGTCTATGGGCAGGCTGGCGGTACTATCGCGGCTGGTAATGTTGTGCAGCCAAGTCAATCACTACTTAGTAGTGGTGCGTCCATATCTGTATTGCAGACGTGGGTAAACTGGACTGGAACAACTATCATCTCTACTCCGCTTGCAGTCGCACTGGTTGCGATGACTATCGGGCAGTTTGGGTGGTTCCAAGTCTTTGGCCCTGCTTTGATAAATACAAGTGCAGCAGTCGCAGTAGGCGCTTCGGCTTACTGGAACGCCGCAGGTGTGGTGCAGTCTGGCGCGGTGGCATCCAAGCAGATGGGGGCAACCAGTTGTATCGTTGCGAGCAGTGCTTCACTTGGACAGGCGGTCCAGGGTGTAACCCCTGCACTCACCTCCACGCAAGGTATATACTTCCTCCAATGGCCTGAAAGTCAGGGTGCAATAACCTAAGATGGAAAACGTAGCTGCACTTGATATTGATGTACTTCAGGGCACTCTTCGCCCCGTCCCCCCGCGTCCGTGACGCGGGGGACGATTCCCTTTGGGTATCCTTTGGGATGGAATCACATTTCAATGACGTAGAAACTCGGGCTCAAGGGCGTGCAGTCTTTGAGATGAAGGAATACATTAAGATTATTGTGCCGGGCGACACAACGTCTATCATTTTTCGCCCCACGCGCCCAACGGATTACGAGAGGTTTCCCAATCAATATCAGGCTTTCAAGGTTGGGCAATCGCAGCAGACTGGTGTGCCTCTTAAGGGATGGCCGCACATCACGCCGGCGCAGGCTGATGAATTGGCATTTTTCAAGATTGTCACAGTTGAGCAATTGGCGTCGGTTTCCGACGTTAATGCGCAGAAATTCCCAGGTTTGATCCAGTTGCGCCAGAAGGCGCAATTGTATGTGGATCAGGCCAAGTCCGATGCACCGTTTGAGCGAGTGCAGGCCGAGCTTGCGCAGCGTGATGAGAAAATCAACGCGCAGGCCGCTGAAATGGAAATGATGCGGCAGGCCATTGCCGAACTTCGCGCCCACAACGCAGCGCAGGCCGCAGCAGAAATTACTGCTGAAGAATAATGTCCTTCATTGTCACGGCCACTGGCGCTGTAGGGCAAATAAATCTATCTTGGACTGCCCAAGCTGGGGCAACTCAGTATCAGCTTGGTAGGGCAACAGAGGCCGGCTACGCTGGTGATGTTCTATATGAGGGGCTTAATTTATCTACTGTAGATAGTGTTCCTCTTCCAGGTTTGAATTTCTACTACGTAAAGGCTCTAATCAATGGGGCCTACGTTAATTCAGACAATAACCCATCTGCACAGTCTGGTTCACCAGCCCCCACGAATATCATTGTTTTTGATACAGCAACTAATGTCGTAAGGCAAGTTGCTCTGGAAAGCGGGCTAGTTCTTGCTCCCGGAGTTGACCCATCTACATCTTCTGACGCCAATATTCAACGGCTATGGACGATTTTGCGCAGTGCAGGTAATGAGCTTCTCAGAATGCACAAGTGGCAAGATAAGATGCTTATCTATGCCTTTACGACAGGTGTGGGGGATGTTGGGCGGTATGACTTACCTGCTGATTATGATAGCTTTGTAGACCAAACTGGCTGGCAGCAATCGTATTTCTGGCCCCTGCGCGGCCCGTACAGTGCGCAGATGTGGCAGCGTGTTGTCAACTATCCCACGACTGGTATCTACGTTGCGTTTCGTATTCAGAATAATGCCCTATGGCTCTGGCCGCAGCCCCCGCCAGCAAATATTGGCATCACCTTTATGTATCGCACTCGCGGCTGGGTAACTGATGGTACTTCCGGCGTACTTAAAGATCATTGTGATACGGGGGCCGATATAGTCAACTTTGATTGGCTGTTGATTACCAGATACTTAAAGCTTAAATTTCTTGAAGCTATAGGGCACGATACAGTTGCTGCTGACGCAAATTTCAAGATGGTATTTGATGTACTATCTGATTCTAATGACGGCGCAGCGCCAGAGTTAGAACTTGCACGCGATGCGCGCTTCCCATTCATTACTGGTTTCAATTCCCCAGATACGGGCTTCGGAGGACAGCCCCCTGCTGGTGGCTCGTACCAGTAATGGTCGCAGTTAAAGCTCTATCTAAACCATTCCCGCTGCCTGCCCCATCCAAGGGCATTGATGCTATAACAAATCTGATGCAGATGCAGCCTGACGAGGCGCTCTACATCTATAACATGCGCCCAACGCAGAATGGGCTACAGGTCCGTGATGGCTATCAAGATTGGTGTACTGGGATGGCTGGTGCCGGCGGAGTTCGCACGGTAATAGCTGTTCGCGGAGCCAATACTGCTGGCAACCAAGATTATCTATTTGCCTGTACCATAGATGGTATCTACGACTGTACATCCTCAAGCGCTGCGCCCACGCTCGTAGTTACTTTCCCAACGCAGACCGGCAACGCTGGATGGGGGCAGTGGGAACACTGCACCAATGCCGGTGGCGATGTAATGTTGATGTACTGTGATGAAGTGAACGGATACTATACCTTTGATACATCAACGTACACTTGGCTCAAAATTACGCAGGGATTTCAAGGCACAGGCACTACAACTGGCACAGCGCTGACTATTCAGTCTACGGTTGCTGGTACAATCGGGGTTGGCGCTGAGCTATACACTATTTCTGGTGGTGTACTAACTGATACAGGATTTAGTATAGTTTCGGGAGCGGGTACTGCGTGGGTAATCAGTGGCAGCCCTGCACTCCCAACAGGAACTACGATTGCAATTATAAATCAAGCTAAGCAAGTCTACGGAGTTAATCCTGCGAACTTTGCTGGTGTGCGATTACACGAAAATAGAGTCTGGTTTGTACAGGGTGGGTCAGGTAATGCGTGGTATCTTCCAGTCGGCCAAGTTTACGGCGTGGCGACGCTCTTTTCCTTTGGAAATAAGTTTCCTCACGGTGGTAATCTTAATAACCTGTATGTGTTCACTTACGGAAGTTATTTTGGCATTTATCTGTATCTAGTGGGCGTTGGCGATACTGGAGATGTGATAGCATATACAGGAACTGATCCAAATGTAGCTGCATCATGGACTATGACCGGACAGTGGTATATCGGTGATATGCCACCGGGTAGACGAAATGCCACGAACTATGGTGGTGATCTATTATTACTCTGTAATCTTGGTATTATTGCACTTTCAAGTCTTTTTTATCAGAAAGATATTGCTGACCCCAATTCCTTTCTGACAAAGAAGATTGCACCGGCTATTGGTACAGCTATCCAGGCTAACCAGATCCGTGGGTGGGAAATTCTGGAGTGGGCGGCACATAATGAACTTCTAATTACGCAACCCGGTTCTGGAATTGGAAACATCCAATTCGCATACAGCTTCTACACCAATGGGTGGAGTATCTTTAAGTATGTGCCTATGCAGACCGCCTCGCCGTGGCATGGAAATCTATATGCTGGCACTATGGATGGTAGAATCATCCTTATCACAGGGGGGCAGGATGCGGTAGTTCGTACAGGGGGCGGTGGGATAGCTATCAATTGGGGTGCGCTTGGCGCATTCAATAATGTGCAGCTACCCGGAGTTCAGAAATTTGTAGACACTGTGCGTGCTTATATCTTAACTGACCAACAGGTGTCATACTCTATATTCTGCCGCTACGACTTTGATATATCAGACCTTGCTTTAGGTTCTGGACTAGCCCCGCCTGAAACTGTAGTTAATGGGTGGGATTCTGGTCTTTGGGATAGCGCTATCTGGGGCGCGGGGTCACAAGCACCTCAAATTTCATTAGGTGGCATTGCCGGCGCAGGGCGCTATATCTCGGTCGGCATTCTAGGTGCATCCAATGGCAACACTACGCTCATAGGATACGAGGCTTCGGTAAGGCCAACCACGTCTTTCTTATGATTGCTGCTATGTCGGAGTGGGATAAAGACCTACTCTGCGGTAACTTAGATTATCACAGAACTGACAGGCTTCGCGGCATTAAGCGGGTTATTGATAGTGAAATCGTTGCTATGGTGGGGTTTGATGATTTTACGGCAAATTCTGTTCAAGCTCACATTTGGATAAAGCGCCCGCATGGTTTCTCTAAGCTGTTTATCCAGGAGGTTTTCCGCTACGCTTTTGAAATTTGTGATCTAGGTATTGTAATCACAGTGGTGCCGTGCCATAATACCGCGTCTTTGGAGCTTACACGACGTCTTGGGTTTGACCGAGTTCTGACCATTAAAGACGGCTATGCTCTTGGAACTGATCTAGCCATCCAAGAAATGCGGCGCGAAAAGTGCCGCTGGTTTCGGCAGCTAGAGGTTCCTTTTGGGCAGCAAATCAGATACCCCCGAAGCGCCTGACTACACAGCGTTAGCTCAACAGCAAGGGCAGATATCTAGTAATCTGCTTAATCAGCAGACTACTGCCAATCGCCCCAATACATCCACCCCCTATGGTTCCACCAGTTGGGCTGAGGGGGCTAATGGGCAGTGGACAGGCTCTTCTAGTCTAAACCCAGCACTCACTGGCGCGCTTAATTCACAAGAATCTACCCTTGCAGGGCAGTCTGGGCTACAGCAAGAGGAATTGGGTGGGCAGCAGAACCTTCTTAATACTGCTGGACCGGGGGTGTACAATCCGGTCAACTATAGCAATGTGAACAACAATATTCAGTCTGGTGGATACTTCAACCCACAGGCTGAGAACGCTGTTTGGAACCAATTCCAAGATTTCCAGCAGCCGCTACAACAGCAGCAGACCGAACAGCAGCAATCACAGTTGGAGGCGCAGGGTTTACGCCCCGGTGACGCCGCGTATAATACGGGTATGACAAATCTTTCTAATACCCAGTTCCAGCAGACGCAGGGGGCAGAAGATCAAGCAGTGCTTGCAGGTGAACAAGAAGCTCAGACCATGCAGGGTATGAATATCAACGCTGCCAACACGAATTTGAACACCGCCAACTCCGAGGCTACCACGCAGGCCAATCTATTCAACAGCTTGATGGGCCAGCCCGGTACGAATTTGATCAATCCCAGTGGCACTAGTGTGCCAACTTCGCAATCTGGTGTAGCACAGACACCACAACTCCTAAGCGCAGCCGAGCAGCAGTACGGCGCGGCATTGAATTCTACTAATGCATCTAATGCAGCAAACGGCAATCTGTGGTCAGGGCTTGGCTCACTTGGTCTGGGCGCTGCCGCCCTATTTGGGTGATATATGGCTGATGATACCGACTATTCAGATCTAATATCCGCGCTAGGGGATATTTCTGGAAATCAGGAAAAGCTAGATGCGCTTAATCAGCAGATGGCTGCTGCCAAACAGCTTCGCCAGCCTATGCCTCAAGGTCACATGGCTGGTAACGTCTACGTCGCCCCAAATGCGATGCAGAGCCTTGGTTCAGCTATGTCTAATCTAGCTGCCAACAAGTCCAATGCCAGTTCCATCGCCCAAATGCAGGGCCTAGCTTCGCAAGATCAGGGGGCAAGGCAAAGAATGATGGCTGAAATTCTGCGTGCGCGGCAACAACAGATGGCAAGCCAGCAGCCTCAACAGCAACCGCAGACTAATGGTCCACTTAGCCCGAATATGCAAGACCCATCCATTATGCCGATGTTGCAGCAGCAGTAATGGCTGACCCAGACCTGTATTCAGCGCTCATTGGTGGTGCGCCGAGGCAGGCGGACCAGCAGGCTGCGCTCGCCAAGGCATTGCGTGATCAACAATTCCTTGGTTCGCTTGGGCAGGCCAGTGGGGATAGAGTACTTGCCCCCCTTGGCGCGAGTATGGTAAAGGGTGCCCAGAGTGGTGCGCAGGACATTGCCGCTGAGCGTGAAAAGCAGCAGCAGCTTGATACTCAGGAGCACTGGCGCAATATCCAGGAAGGGCACTATAATGACCAAGTGGCCTACCAGAAAGCTAAGGACGCTGCTGATAATGCTAATCGGCTGTCTGTGGCTGGCCTACTTGCTGGCAATCGGGTGGATATACAGGACATGAAGGATAAGACCGCCCTTGCTGAAAAGGCGGCTAAGGATGCTAAGGGTCTAACCATTCCTAAGGGGACGGCAGATAACTTAATGAATCTTAAAGACTCTGTAGATGGCGTGGCTGATGCTGCGTCTACTTATAAACCTGGATTTGGTGGCGTGGGGAGGAATGCAGAAAACTGGATTGCAGCTAATGTTTCACCCTTATCTACTCAGAATATGAAGGCTGCCCAGAATTGGTGGGCGAACTACGGGCGTCAATTCACTTTGGACGAAATGCATCGCCTGTACGGTGCTCGCCTGAGTCCACAGGAAATGGCAACATTTGAAAAGTTCCACATTAACCAGAATATGGATGATGACCAGATACAACAAAATCTATCGCAGATACATACCTTCTTGGATAACAAGCTGGGCAAGCATGTTGATGACCTCCGTGCTGGTGGCTACAATCCTGGATTTTTAGATCAGGTAAGGCCGCAAAGTTCGGTAGCTAACCAGCCGCGCCCCGGTGATAAGTACATGCAGCAGCCTCCTAATCCAGCTAAGGCGCAGATGCTACAGCAGACTCTGAGTGGGGGCGGTGGGCAGATGCCACAGATTCCGCAGACTGGCAGTATGCTGACAGGAATGCCAAATGGCGGATGATCCTAACGTTTTGATGCACGCCTATGGAGCGGCAGCGCAGGCTGGCGATCAAGAAGCTATGCAGGACTTGCATGGGCGTATTCTTGAGGCTTACAAGGCGCAGCCGAAGCCTTCCCCTGTTGACGATAGTGCTGCCGGCAATTTCGGTCTCGGGTTACAGCACTCCGTTATACGTGGTGGCGAAGGTCTTGGTAATATGGCCGGCCTTGGCAAGCTATTCCCTAAGACTATGAGTGATGAAGCGCTGAAAAATGAGGATGAACAAGCTAAACCGCTCATGGATACGACTGCCGGCAAGGTAGGTGATATCACAGGGCAAGTCGCCAGTATGGCAGTCCCCGGTACGGGTACGGCTAAACTAGCGAATGCACTTAGGGTCGCTAAAGATGCACCTAGTTTGCTGAAGCTTGCTTCAATGCTCGGTCGGACTGGCGTGGCTGCTGGCGAGAACGCTGTACAGAGTGCTGCAATGGCAGATCCAGACAAACAGGGTGAGGCTGCTAAAGAGGGCGCTGTGCTCGGTACTGCGCTACATGGTGTCGGCGGTGCGGCTGGCGCGGTTACGCGAGGGCTGGTAGGTAAGACCCCTGCGGCAGAGGCGCTAATGCAGGATGCTGATGAGGCTGGCAAGGATCTATTTATCCCCATTAGTCAGGGCGGTAAAGGTCCGTTAAAAGCCGTCTACCAACATGCTCTACCCTATGCGCTAGGCGCTGGTGAGCAATTGGACAAGCAATCGGATAAGGCGCTGGCTACGAGTCGCGAAATACTAGCTGAAAACTCCACCCCTACGGTTGAGGATGCTAGTGGTCAACTCAACAAGTTGAAGGCTCCAATTGGAAACACCCCGCAGCAGACTGCTGCTGACCTGCGAACGCAGTTTGATCAAGAATACGAGACTAAACTCAAGACCCATGCGTTCAACGCGCCTAGCGACTTTGCTGAATCTACTTCAAAGGGCATACAGGCTCAGTTTCCAGAGTTGCCAGTGTCGCACGCTAACCAGATTGCTGCCACCATTGATCAGCGACTGCAGGAATATGCCAAGGATGGTCACATTACTGGTGGTAATCTGCAGGAAGCAATGGGCGCAGCGCGCGATGATCTTGAGCAACTACGTTTGAAGGGGATTATTCGCAGCCCCCCGGCCATTGAGGCTGGGCTTGACCACATGAAGGGCATTGTGGATAAGGAGATAGCTGAAAATCAAGCTATTGTAGATGATGTCAAGGCTTCCCCTGCTGATAAGGCTAGCGCGTCCGAAACTGTGCGCGACCTAAAGAATTATCAGCGTCTTGGTGGGCAGTATAAGGAGATGGCTCCAGTGGCTGAGGCCTCGGAAGCCTACCCTGCTCAGCGTGGTGCATTTCCGCCCGGTGCGGTCGCTAAACGCGCTGCATCGGGCACTCGTGCGCAGTCTATTGATCAGGATATGGTAGATGTGTTTGGTGAAGATGCTGGGTCAGCCACCCCTGCAGGTCGCCATCTTTTACACGTAGTTCCTGAAGCTCTAGGCGCTGGCGTTGCTGGCGGACTGGCATCACATGGAAATCTATTGGGTCTTGGTCTTATAGGCGCTGGTAATCTGGCTGCCACCAAGACTTTCCAGAAGGGACTTTATGGTGACACATCTGCTCAGCAGGCATTAGCGGCTGCGCTTCGTGGTCACCCTGACGCGGCGTATCAACTCGGCTTGGCTGGTAGGAGCGGAATCGATGCCTCGCGACAGTAACGGAAACTACACCCTTCCGTCTACCGGTAATCCGGTACTTACGGGTACTACTATCTCCTCGACGTGGGCCAATGCCACGCTGAATGACCTTGCTGCGGAAATGACTGATAGCCTTGACCGCTCCGGCAAGGGCGGTATGCTGTCAGCATTCAAAGTATTTGATGGTACGGTAGGCGCTCCAGGATTGGCGTGGGCCAGCGAACCAACTAGCGGTCTTTATCGTATTGGTGCAGACGATTACGGCTTTTCCATCAGTGGTAATAAGACCTTAGAAATTACACTCACCAAATTCAGTGCCCCGAATATTAACGTCACTGGGACTACTCCTCCTGCTTTTGGCCTCTACGCACCACTCAATCAGCTTGGTATTGCGACTAACAGTATTCTGCGTGGGTATATAGACATAAATGGACAGTTCAACTATGGCCCGCCAACTGCGGGAGTTGCTCTTACAGTCAATGGGATAGCTAACAGTGATACATTGAATGTAAATGGATCAACTACTAGTGGTCAATCCTATGGCGCAATCATAACGGCCGGCACTACATCTGTAGATTATGCACTGTACGTTCGCGCTATTACAGGAACCCCGATTCTTCTTACTCTTTATGGTGATGGACATTTTTCTCTAGGTAATAATGGCACTATTTCAACCATTACTGGCTCTTCTTTTGGTGCTGTAACCATCAATGGCACCAATGGTGTAGATGTACTGACTCTTGCTAGTGGAAGTCTTGCAGCTACGCCTGCTGCTGAGCTCTACATTACGCGCGGGGGGAGTAATGCAAATAATCAGCAACAGGGGCCGTCTATACTGCTTCAAGATTTAGGCGCTAGCACCTTTTCAATTCTACAGCATAGCGGTGGGCAGACGGAAATTTGGCAATTCAATGGTTCCTATGCCCAGGTTGCACGCTGCCTCACTACTCATAATTTCCAGTTCCTTGATGATGGTGGCACCATGCAGACCGTGGGGTGGCGCGACACACCCCAGAATCTGGTAAATGGAAACTACGCCTTCGTTCTTGCTGATCGCGGTAAGCAAGTTGCACATACTTCTGGCACAGCGCACACTTGGACTATTCCGGCTAACGCATCTGTTCCTTTCCCCATTGGCACAGTCATCCGTGGTGTGAATACAGGCGGAAATGTCACAATACAGATTACGTCTGATACACTCACCAATGTATCCACTGGTGCCACTGGCACAAGGACTATCATTGGCCCCGCAGCGTATACACTTGAAAAGATTGGCGCTACTTCTTGGTTCATAAGCGGTATTGGTGTGACGTGAGTGGTATCATTGCTTGCTTCGGCAATGCCAATACAATCTATAATGGGTCACTCCATGCCATCACTAGTGGTGGTGATACTGGATACAGTACTCAAGGTACCCCCTTTGGATCATTAACCCCTAGCTCATCATTGCTGGTAAGTATTTACGACCAAGGTGCGTCTAATTCTTTTGTGCAGATAGCCAGTGCCTCTAACCCCGGCCAGTCATTTTTTTCTAGTGTTCACGCCAATGGTGCTGCCTTTATATCCTCTGCAGCTACATATTCTTACGCCGGCGGAATCGCTACTTGGGAATGGAGTGGTGCAGGACAGTTCAATTTCGGCAACGGCAATAACTACCCCCTCATTATCTATAATTGAGTAATTTTATGGATCCGATTAAAATTACAGTTGATACGCCCCTTACACTTACTCCTTCAGAGCTTAACATCGTTCTTGCAGCTTTGGATGAGCTGCCGCACAAGGTCGCGCGCCCTGTGCTTGATTCTATTCATGCGCAAGCGCTCGCTTTTCATACGAAGAAAGACCCACCAGAGTGAGCACTACTGAGAATACAAATTCAAGAACTTTAATATCACTACGCGAGTATGTAGATATAAGGTTCAATGATCAGGAAAAGGCAGTCAACGCTGCCTTGCAGGCTGCTGAGCGCGCAGTTACTAAGGCGGAAATTGCATCAGAAAAACGATTTGATAGTGTTAACGAGTTTAGGGCAGCACTTAGTGATTCAGCCCGCTTGCTTATGCCACGCGCAGAGGCTGAGCAGCGTATGGGGGCTATAGAGAAGCTTGTATATGACATTAAAACTAAGATTGATGCAAAGGAGGATAAAACCGCCGGTTTGAGCCAAGGTTTGCTAATGATAATTTCTATTATATCTGTTCTTAGCACTGTAATCATGGTAGTATACTGGCTTTCTAAGAGTTCCTATTGACTACTCCTCTTGACGAACAACAGTTTCTTTTCCCTCCACTTGTTGCCGCTCTAGTGCAATGGGCCTATAATGCAGGCTACACCCTCACTGAAGGTGAGGCTTATAGGACTCCTGAACAAGCTGCGTGGAATGCTGCTCATGGATCAGGTATAGCAGAATCCCTACACACACTGCGGCTGGCACATGATTTTAACCTTTGGAAAGACGGCGTACTCCTCACAGGGTTGGAGGATTACCGCCCCATTGGTGAACAATGGAAATCTATGCACCCCTTAGCTCGTTGGGGCGGGGATTTCACTAGCCCTGATGCTGACCATTTTTCACTGACATGGGAAGGAGTTTCCTAATCTCATGTTCAATCGCAAAACGCTGGGCCGTCTTGAGTCTAAGATTGATAAACTTCAAAGGAGTTTAGATATGTCTACTACTGCAACAGATCAGAATTTTGCTAACCTACAGGCACAGGTTACGCAGAATACCACAGTGGAAGGAAGCGCGGTAACACTGCTTCAAGGAATTGCAGCACAGCTCGCGGCGGCAATTGCTGCGGATAACAATGGCGACTCAGCGGCGTTGCCGGCGCTACAGGCCCAGTTGCTGAGCTCATCGACTGCACTGGCAGCGGCCATCGCAGCCAACACACCAGCATCAACGACTCCTGCGCAGGCAGCCACTGCTGCAAGACAGGTGTAAGGTGGAACTTTCTGTTATTTTCCTCGTTGCCTGCCTTATCTTTGCAGCCATTTTCGCTTGGCCCAAGTGGCTCACCCCATACGGTGAATGGCGCTGGAGCGCGTTTGCTTTGTCGTGGTTGTTCTTCGTTATCTGGATTATCTTTGGGCACGGCGGTATTCGCTCGTAGCTATGGGACCACAAAACGTCTGGCAATTTCTCCTAATCTGTTTTAAGTGGATTTCTGCTAAAACAACTCGTGGATTAGGGGTTATCCAGACGTCTGTTGGTATCATAGCAGTAGGCGGCGGATTTCCAGACGGTTGGGTAAAGTGGATTGTGATAGCCACTGGGTTGCTCACTTACTGGCGCGGGCAGGCTACATCTAATACCGTAGACATTGCGCAGACGATTGTTGCACAGGCTAAGTCCACAGAAATTCCTCTATCTCAGACCATTAAGGATGCCCAGAAATGAGTAATGTAAATAACCTCCTAACTCTGCTTGAGGGCAACCTTGAGCAAGACCTACTACCTGTCGCCATTGGCGCGCTACAGATTCTTCAGAAAAACCCCAGCATTCTCGGAGTTGAGGCTGCCAAGGATTATGTCCTCGGTAACGCCCCGGCTGCGCTGCTGGCTGGTGAAGCTCAGCTTATGCAGCAGGAAATTTTAATACTCAGTGTCAAGCTGGCAGCTTTCCGGAACCCACCTGTGGTGACTGCGACCCCACTACAGCCAATCAAGTGAATGATGCTGAGATACGAATATCATTCGTCCGTGGGTATGGCTTTTCCTCTGGTTGGATAAGCCGGCTTACGGGATTCTGGACGCATATTGATTGTGAATTTGATGATGGTACGTTGTGGGGTGCACGATCTGATCGTATAACACCAAAAGGAGCATCAGAGCCGCTCCCCGCTGGTGTATGGCCCCGACCACCAAATTATGAGGCGTGGGAGCACCACGCTGTTTTTGGAATTCCATGCACTACTTTGCAGAAGCAATCATACGAAGCATTCTTCATATCACAGCAGGGTAAGCCATATGACTGGCTTGCCATCATAAATAACTTCGGGTTTGGGTACGATTGGCGCACACCAGACCATTGGTTCTGCTCTGACATAGCCACAGCAGCAGGTGAGTCAGCAGACCTATGGGGCATTTTAGATGCACAGGGTGAAAGGAAACTTGCTGTGTCTAACAATGGTACATCACCGGGTATGCTTGCTACGCTAGTGAGCGGATTTCAAGGTACTAGACTTATTTTCAGTTACTGAGGTACATTTATGAAAGGGTTACTGGCTCTCTTACTCATGGGCACTGCGGTTGCCCAGACTCCATTAACTGGTACATTGTCAGGTAACGGGCAGACGTGTTCTGTCGTTGCCACATGCCAGACATCTTCATCTTCATCTTCATCTAGCTCAAGCTCCAGTGGTGGTAGCTCATCGTCCTCAAGTTCATCCTCGTCTGGCGCGACCTCAATCCCTCCCGCTACCAGCCTGATTGATGCCCTCGGCGCCAAGTGGACCGTCACTGGAGGCGTGGTCTACCGCAACGCGGTCGCCACCCCCTCTGCCAACGTCACGCAGTTGGCCTACGTCGGCGGCACGATCTGGCAGCAAAACGGTGCGGGCTTGTGGTGGTCGTGGAACGGGAGCGGCTGGGTGCCTACCGCCGGAACCTCAGTGTCGCCGCTGTCGTCCTCGTCGGGCGGCAGTTCGTCCTCAAGCAGCGGCTCGTCATCAAGCAGCGGCTCGTCATCATCTGGGGCCGCGGGCATCCCCGCGCCGGCAGCCGCCGCTGGCTACACGATGCTCACCTCCAATTCCACCACAATCAATTCGACTGCGTACAACTGGTACACCTGGAACTTCCAAGGATCGACGGTTCCGCCATCCAACTACACCCAGAACGCGGACGGGACGATAAGTCTTCAGAACAACACGACGGCCGTTGCTGCACTGTCCAGCGCGCACTCGACTAACAATGCAAACGGATTCGTCGGCGTGGGCTACGGCGGAGGCATGTACTGGGAGGTGACCGCGACGATCAGCAATTCCCAGAACAACAACTTCGCAGGCATGGCACCCGCCGCGCTGTGGCTGGTCGATCTGGAACATACCAGCCAGGGACCGCCGTACACGAAAAGCTGGCCGGTGACCACATCCACCTTCTGGCCGTCAGTGCCGCAGTTGCAGAATGCGGATGGTTCCAGCGGCATGGATGACTACATCGAAATCGATATGATGGAGTACGACTTCACGGTCGCCGGGGGCCATCCGTCAGGATTTGAAATCAACATGTCCAACTGGACCAATCATGTGAGCGGCAACGCGATAAACTGGGGGCCGAGCAACAAGTGGCCACAGATCGTGGGTGGGTCGTCAGGTTCAACGCCCGTACCTGTCGGCACCGATTTCGGCCAGCAGCACAAGTATGGGATGCTGTGGGTGCCGGCTACCGGTAGCGGACAGACGACCACAACGCAGGGGTATCTGGCTTTCTTCTTCGACGGCGTGCAGATTGCGGGCGGACTGCCGACAGGACCGACACCGACGCGCCCGTGCTACTGGAACTATCACGATCCGAGCGACGTTGCCCACTATCCGACCCCCACGCAGGCCGGTGCCCCAACGACACAAAATCAGGGATATAGCGGCGGTGGAAGTTGGCCGACTTATTTCGACGTGAATATGTCGATCCTTGACTGGCGCCACCTGATGCTGATTATGAACAGCGGCGGCGTGCAGGGGATGACGATCTATTCATCGCAGGTGTGGCAAAAGTCCGCTGCACAGAACCTGGTGATCCCGCCGCCGACCGCAGCGGTATTCGGCGTAAAAGCCATCGTCGGGCACTTGGAGAGCACAGTGGACGGCTTGCCGGTTGAGCTGATCGGGATGAGCATGAGCGGGTGCGAGACGCCGCCGGCCCCGCGATGCGCGGATATAGCTGCGGCAGGCCCTGCATTCTGGGGAGGTACGTTTAAAGCCGCCCATGTTGGCACCAATACAGTCCGCTTACCAGCTGATGCGGTCAACACCAACCTTGGTGTTTACGAGAAGGCGGTAAACGATGCTCTAAGCGCCGGCCTCTATGTTATCATCGACCTTCATTGGACCGCCCCCACTGGGCAGGCATCCATAGGCCAGCCCGGCTTCCCCGATGCAGACCACTCCATAGGCTGGTGGAAACAAATCGCAGATGATTTTGGGTCCAATCCCGCAGTCATCTTCGAATTGTTTAACGAGCCTTATGCAGATAACAGCTACGGAGATGCTACTGGGTCAGTCGGTCTTAACTGTCTTGCGAATGGCTGCAGCTACCCGACCTTCTGCCAGCAGAACAATGGTGCTGGTAACTCGATGAAGTGCTACACCTTCACCTACGAGGTAGCTGGCGAAGAACAAATGCTGGCGACTATTAGAGGTGAGGGAGCGCAGAATCTAATCCTCTTATCACCGCCGTGGTGGGCGGGGGAGATTGAGTATTGGCTCCAAGCATACTCAGGCTTGACCGACACCAACACCTGCGCGTCGATGCACGCCTATAGCTACGACAAAGGAATGGGGCCAGTTAATGCGGTGCTGGCGGCGAAGAGATGCCTTGTTATCACAGAATTCACCACTCCAGTCGGCAACCTCGGTGCCGCCGGCCCGCTCCAGGCCTTGGGCATCGGCACCATCTCCTGGGGTCCGAACGCTTGGGGCGGCTCACCTTCAATGTCGCCAACAGGCTGGTAAGTTGTTGTTTTATAAGGCATTTTAACCACAGCCCCGTGGTGCGGCGCTAAAGTACCCCGCCACTAGGGTATTGCCTGCAATTTTTAACGGTCCCTAGCGCCTGTGCGTAGGCCATTATTTTATCGTGGTACTAGCAACCGGGCCGGCAGGGTGTTTAGGGACTAACCTGAACTCCTGCCGGCCCATTACCACCGCAGTCTATTCGGCAAAATCCCACTACGGTAGGACCACTACTGTCCGATGCCCCATTGAATTGACATCGTATCTGCCTTATTGCGGGGTCCGAGTTTGGATAGCATCAGCCCCATTGCTATATCTTGAATAAGGCCCTCGGGGCTATTACTAGCCCCGAGGGTGGTACCTCCGATTTCGCACCGTGTCGGACTCACGTGGCCTCGCTATTTACGCTGCCGAGGGCCTACGCCGCGTGACGGGAGTGAATACCATGTTACGGCCTTTCAGTCATTCCATCACTGAGGTCGCCGCTACGTCAATCAACCTTTGGCCGTTACTTACGACAAACGCCACGGCTCGGGCGATAAAAAGGTGCCGGGAGCATACACCCCGCCCGACGCGGGTTACACAGGGTCTCATTCTAGTATGCTTAGAGTTCAAGTGGCGGCTTCCTGCGCCGCGTACAATCTGGTGCGTGCCCCGCACCATATCCACAAATTATACAGGCGTGCGAAGCCTCGTGCGCCGCAGTTGCTTCACCGTAGCAAGAAAGCACAGGGCTCGGCTCACTTGCCACGGACCCACTGCCTTCTCCGTTATCAAGTCCAGTGCCGACACTACCTTCGGCCTTCGCCAGTTCAATATACTTCGCAAGGTAGTGCGCAGCCTTCTCCAAATCCTGTACTCCGCCCTTAGCGCGCCACCGAAAGAGATACTTTGTGATCTGTCCTTGGAAGTAGTCCAGTTCGAATTCGGCCACCATGTCCCAGTGTTGCATCTTAGCACCACGCGCATAGTGCATCCCTCCTACCTGCATTTCATTAGCCTTTGCCATGTGCCTATTGTACAGCTAGAACTGGCCGGGAGCAACCTGGAAGCAAGTAAATCCAGCCGCGCGCCACGCATCCACAACACGCTGTCTATCCTCTAATACGAATAGAACATTCTTAGGCGTTAGATTAAGAGTTGCAGCCATTTGAATCTTCATAAGGTGATCATCAACTCTAGAGTCGGCTGGGCGCAGCATTAGCATATCTACAGGTACTTCGTGTTTCTTAAGCCACGCAACTGTCTGCTCCTCTACTTTCATACTGCGACCTGATATTATAGTTATTGTCCATCCCCCGTAAGCCATCGCACGTATGGTTTGTATCACCGCATGGTTAGGCGCGTCGCCCCCGCAGGCTGCGAAGTATGAATCCCAATCCCTATTGTTTGGGTCGTTTCTGAGATGGTGCGCCCTATGGTCATCCAATGCAATGGTGCCATCTAAGTCTACAATGATATTCCTTTTCTGCTCATCCATTCTGTGCAAGCCTTTTGCCAATCGGCAGATTGTATGTTCAATATTTCAATCGGTGTCTTACCTTCCTTCCTAGCAAGGTAAGCATCATGCATTGGCCGCGCAGTTTCAAGCAGCCACGGACTATTGATGCGTGCAAACTCACCCCTTATGAAGTGCTCACATTCTGCTTGAAAGAAGCCAAGCGCTTTATCTCCTAAAATCGGCTGTATGGGGTAACAATCCGGCGTATACCCACCCGTAGGTACAAAATTCCATATTGCCTGGAAATTAGGCATCTTCTCATAGATGTGTAGGTTATTCGTGAATGCCCTGTACTTGCCCATCGCCATACCAAGAGCTGAGGCTATAACCTCCTGCAGCATTGTCATGTGAACAGCGTTCGCCCCCAGCATTCCCCAGATAATATCATTAGAACGATTACATACGGTCATTTCTAACTTGCCGTGCATAACACGGAAGTAGATATGAGTATTACATGGGTAATCGTTATGCCCTGCGTCTAAGTCAATCATTGGATCCCACATACCAATCACAGCGCGTCGGCTTAGGGGATCTTTTCTAAGAATTTCAACGACCTGTAGTATTTGTTCAATCATAAAGTGGCTGCGCCAGCGTAGGCCGTAGGCTCCATGAATAATACCACTGGTGTCAGCACTGGCACGAATATTCTTGTTAAACTGTGCAATCCAATGCACTTTGTCAGAGCCAGCCATCATCCATATGAATTCCATTACGTGGAAGAATGGATTGGCATTGCGGGTCGGGTCAAATAAGACCCTTTGCCACGGTTGCTCAATGGTAAGCATCGCTGGCCCCGGTATGCTGTAGACCGGGCCACGCATAGAGTCATCCTTAACCCCACAAATCCGCATTTTGATTATGCCTTCATCGTAGGCTTCGTTAATGTCTACACCATTGATTTCAAACACCAGCATATCTCCTCTTACTCCGCCCTGTGCCGTTCTTAACTCTCATGAATTTATCGAATTCACATAGGGAGTTCTGTAGATTCTGTAGATCAGCTACCCACAGCCTTTGCTCTGCCGGGAGTTGTCTCCTTAATTCTAATAATGTCTCCACGAAATTGTCCTGCCAGAAATTTAACCAATCCAACCCGCGCAGGCTACCCGGTCCCTCGGCAGCCCAGCTACCCCAGTCGTCAGCACTTTCCAACGGGTGCCCTTTAGTGTACTTTAGATCTGCTATAACCTGTGCTGATAGAAAGCTCCCAAGCCCACTACAGCGCATTAGGGCGGCGTGCGCGCGGGCAAGGCTATGGCCGCGCAACGCTGGCAGCGCCGTTCCTAGCCCTTCCTGCGCGGCGGGAAGTAGTATCTTTGCAAGGTAGCTGGCCTTGGGCATGGGCCGCCCATTGGTGGAGACAATATAGGCATCTCCGAATACCTTTTTGCCTTCTTTTTGAAGCTCCAATATACCGGCTTCTATGTAGTCATAACTCTCTGGAGTAATCCAACCAACAGTTCCAAGAGTTTCCGGCCAGTTAATTAGCCGAGCAAAAATAATATTCAATTCAAAATCAATGGGGTTCCAATCATATTTATAAAAATTACGAATCCACTTAGTTATCTTATCATCTTCACGATTTACATTACAGAAGTAAACCGTTTGGAATATTGGGTCATTACTCCACGGCTTAGGGGCTGAAGCCTCCTTCTTTTGCCTGACACTCTCCCGCTCCTGCATCCAGTAAACCAGCTTGTCGAGATTTTCCATATTCGTATGCCTTTTTCCAAGATATTCTAACGTCGGTACGCGTACCTCCACCCCATGCAGTTTTAGTCTCCTTTTGGATAACCTTTACAAACTCAGGGTGTAAGGCTTTGAGCTTATGTGCTGCCTCGGCTTGTGACTCTAATGTCCTGTAAGTAGAGCATCCCCCGTAGGTGCCGCTGCCCTTCTGATCATGTACTATCCAATTGATGCAGTAATTTGCGTAGCCAAGCTCTAGAAGCTGTAGCGCAACATCGAAATCTTCCATTATCTCCATTCGGTCAAAGCGTATGCCGTGCTTGCGAAGCACATTAGTATCGTAGGCCAGTATTCGCAGAATGCGTGTGTTAAATTTCACATTCCCTGTAAAGACGTTACCACCCTCCCTTGTCGCTACCCCGATATGAGGATCCTCTCTAAGCATAGCTTCAATTACATAAAACATATCTCCTATTTCGCCCATTGTAGCTGGGCGGAATTTGTTTGGTTCATCTCCCCTGCGCGTGGCAAAGGTCAAATCATCATCAACCATACAAACTTTATCTGCCTGTTCAGTAATCCATTGGCGCACAGCGCCTATGGAATACACTCCCGGTGCGGCTATGTGGACATCTGGATAAACTGAATGGTAGTTGTCGTATTCATCTGGTGGCACTACGAGTGTCGTTCTTTTTAATATACTCTCTGGTAGCCGCGTCAGCGTATGGGGCAACGCCCATCGTCCGCGGGATGGCACGAATATACGCATGTTCCCTCCTAAAATGCCCCGATGTGGGCTAAGACCCACTGGCGACTCACCCATACTCGGGGCCACGTATGGATGTCTTCCGGTGCCACCCGGACAGATTAGGCTGCGGTCGGTGCGGTCACCTTGATGAAGCCGTGGCCCACGTCCCAGCTCAGGTCAGCGTAGGTCACGCCGCCCTTGAGTGCGTCGCCAACGCTGATGCCGTTCTTGTAGACGGCGAAGCGGTCGTAGCTGGCCGAGCCTTCACGCTTCGGGTTCTTGCCCCCATCGGTCAGCAGGGTTACGGTCGCATTGTCGGGATAGAGCTTCTTGAAGTTGCTCTCACGCGGCACCTTCGGCTCCTTGGGGGTCTTGGGCTCTTTGGGCGGCTTCGCCCCGGTGGCTTCCTTCTTCTGCCCACCAGCCGGTGGGGTCAGCGAGGAAACGTTCGTTGCTGGCGGCTTCTGTGCCGGCGCAGCGCTCTGATGTTCAGCCATGTCTTAACTCCTTAAGTTTTAGAAAATTTAACCAACGAAAGCTATGTTAGCAGGGTCGTAAGCTAATTGCAATCCCCTAATGCAGATAATAGGGTTTGTTGGGTCCGGTCTTTTACTTCCAGTGCCTTAACTACTCTCTCATCTAGAGTGTCCTTAGCGACAATGTGGTATACAAAGACATGCGAACTCTTTTGCCCCTGACGGTAAACCCGCGCAATTGTCTGGTCGTAATGTTCAAGATTCCAAGTAATTCCGAACCATATAATGTGGTGACAACTGCCTTGTAAGTTGAGACCATGACCCATCGAGGCAGGATGCCCGAGAAGTATCGGTATTTCGCCGCGATTAAAGCCATCAATGGTTGCGTCGAGTTTCGCCTTACTAACGCCAGACCCCAAAACTGGAGTTCCGGGAATACGTTTAAGTATTCTGTCCAAGTCATGGTTGAACTCGTAAAGCACTATTGTAGGCTTTCCGGCGAGCTCTTCCAATAGACTTTCCAAAGCGTCCAGTTTTTCATCGTGAATAGGGATGACGTTTCTATCTGCATCATACACTGCCCCATTGGCAATCTGCCTACATTTCATCCCTGCCACTGCCGCGTTGGCGGCTACGATTTTACCGGCTTCAAATACGCTTATGAAGTCATCTTCTACGGCGCGGTACTGCTCCATCACCTGCTTTGACAGTTGTGTAGGGATAGTGCGTAGCACTAGCTCCGGCATCTCCAAATAGTCTTCCGCCGACAGTTGTATCACTAGGGGTTTCAGCTTTTCCACTATCTCTTGAAAGGCCCCCGGCCTCGGTTTCCAGTCGTATAGATTGAAACCCGCTCTCTGTAGAAAGTTCAATCTGAAGTGTGTGATATACTTCCCCAGACTTCTCCCCAAATCTAAGATGTATATTTGCCCGAATAAGTCTTCCAATCCGTTGGGACTCGGGGTTCCTGTTAGAATCCACCGTCTTGCGAATTGCGTCAATAAAGGCCGCAGTAACCTGAAACGTCGGGTTGTTGAGTCCTTGAATTTCGTTGACTCGTCTATTATCAAGATGTCCCACTGCGGGCGGTTTAACTTTTCTTCGAATAGCCATAGTAAACCCTCTGGGTTAATAATGTAAATGTCAGCATCCACTTCCAAGTTAGCACGTTTATTCGGCCCGTGTAGTATAGTATAAGATAGATCCCCGAAATCTGCCCATTTCTCGATCTCATCAGGCCACACCTTATAAACGGGGCGCAGCGGAGCAATGATAAGAACTTTGCTGGCATAGCCCTTAGCCTTGAGGATTTTGAAAGCTGCGAGGCAAACGGAAGTTTTCCCTAGACCCGGATCTAGGAATAATCCTCCTGAGGCTTGCGATAGCAGTAGCTTGATCGCTCGGACTTGATAGTCGTGTGGTTGCCAAGCAGGCTTCGAGAAAGGCAATGGCATCGCGGTACTCATCGGTCCACACGGCGAGTGCGCCCATATCTGTCAACTGACCTAGTCTTTCCAACTGTATCCCTGTTGGCCTCTTCAATTTCCGCTTGTATTCTATCCACACGTGGAGTGCGGTGGGCAACACGTAAAGTCGGTCGGGATACCCCGCCACTATGAATTTCACTTTTTCGTGAATTATCTTCTGGCTCTTGCACCATTGGTTTACCTTATCCTCGCCGTATACTTCTAGAACCTGCACGGCCCACCTTTGAATCTAGAAAATGAACAGTAGCGGCACATGAAGCTAGGATTCGGAATGAATTCCACAAGGTTCGCAACGGCGGCTGCTCTTCTAGCCCAGCGCTCCTTAATGCCATCCACCATGCCGCGCCAGTATAGTTTCTCTCTATTGCGGGCAAGGTCAAGATAGACGTGTATGGCTCGCACATTTTGGACTTTAGGAAACGCACAGAGGACAAACGCAGCGTAGAGGTCTTTTTGGTCCTCGTGCTCTGGGTAGATTTTGCCTGTTTTCCAATCGTAGATGGTTGCACTTTCCTCACCTTCAAGTATTAAAAGATCAAGCACACAGCGCGCCCAACCAGTGTCCCATTCGCATGGCTCCCAATTTTCATTGAGTGCTATCTTGTATTCCGCGTAGCTTTTGACTTTGCGGACGTCATCAAAGAAGCCCTTATAAAAGAGGAGTTCCGGCGGTAGTTCCACCGACTCCGGAGTTGTAAGATACAGCTCCACAATCTTGTGTTTGTCAATGCCGCGCTGAGCAGCGCCGCCTTTTTCTTCAGGTAGTTTTTCATTGTAGCGGTAGTTTCCCTTGGCCGCACACTGTTCAAAAGTTGTGAGTTTACTGAGGCTCCATTGCACTTGCTTCCACCTCATCATCCGGATTATCGCTAGGCGCACCTAAACACTCAGGGCAAACTTCTTCCTCAGTTGCTCCATGCGGACATTTAGGCAACTCGTGTAATTTGGTAGGGGGTAACATCACACGACCTGCACAGGCTGATAGACGCCATTGGCATCACCATCAGGGCTAGCCTCAAGAATGGCTGGTTCCTCCATGAATTCAATAGTTTTAGTGGCCGAGTTGTACCGCGAACTTCGCAAGACTAGCAGGTTGTCGCCAGCCTTAATGTCAGTAACCTTAATTTTCCGTAGGCGCAATTTCATGCCAATTCTCCCCGACAAACCCTTCAGATAGGAATGGGACATCAAACCTGTCCCGGTTCATGGCTTCCTTTAGGGTTGCCATGTGCTCTTGCCACGTCTCCTTAGGCGCGCTGATGTTAATTTCATCGTGAACCGTCGCCAAAAAGATCGCATCCCACTTTCGGTTCTCATTCCAATCACCAAGCGCTTGCTTAGTTTGGTCAGCAGCCGAGCCTTGGATGAGATAATTGAGGAGTTTATACGCAAAATCGCGCATTCTGCCATCAATTTCGCGTGATGGTTCGGTATAATATAATCGCCCGCCCCATGTGCGTATAGGTTGACCACTCCTACCGCGTCCTTGGACGTCTTGCATAAGTGCTCTAACTCCAGGCATAGCTCCGAGATACGCCTCCTTAATCGCATACGCCTCTTCGTAGGATTGTCCCAACTGTACCGCAAGCGAGCGAGCTCCGGACCCGTATATAATGGAAAACCCTGTAATCTTAATGTCTTTTCTCGCATACAGCACTCCTATCATTGCCTGTATCAAATCCATCGCCATCTGGTGTGGATCTAGACTTGGATTGGCGCGGTACGCTTCACACAGGCTGCCATCCTCAAAGTGCGCTAGAATTCGTATCTCTTGGCTACTGAAATCGCGCTTGAGCCATACATGTCCTTGCTCAGGTAGACAGTACGACCGCAATGTGGGCAGCGGATGTAATCCTTCTGGCACTGCAATCTTGGAAAATTCTGTAGGTACGTTTTGAAAGTTAGGAGAATCAGAACTAAGACGACCAGTCCTTGTGCCACTATCACGTAAGTCCCCACGGGTCCTGACTTGATTCCAGTTAGGATGCAGCCTACCGTCGCCAGCGCTATAGCTGAGCCAAGGTCGCATAAATGTCTGCAAACAAGTTTCCAGCGCACTGCGATACCCCATTAAGGATTTAATTTCTGGATTCGATATTCTAAGGTTGTCCTTTGACATAGACCGCTTGCCGGTAGTCGTAAGAATCCACTCAGTAACTGCGCCGGCACGTTCGAGAGCATCTGCCAGTAGCGTATCCTTTTCAAGATGCTCAGTAGGGCAGTTGAGACTGCTGGCAAGCCGGATGGTTGCCGCAGTGTGGCACTCAGTATATACCTGCTCGTGCCATTGGAGAAGATCGCGGTTAATTCGTATACCTCGCTTTGTTCCCTCCATTGTAATTGGAAAAAGACGCCGCTCCCTATCATACGCTGCCTCCATTCCTAATTCGCAGATACGACTATGTAACAAATCAAACAGTTTACGAGTGCGTACCACATCACCAATAGCGTAGCGACCGACAAGATCACCTGGAGCTTTTGCAATAAATGCTCCAGCAGTTTTGTACGTTGCCTCTGGGATGTTTGCCACAATCCAGTCGTAGAGCGCTGTTTGCTCTTCTGCAGGCATACCGAGATAACGATCAGCAGAAGGCTTAAGACTAAGAGTGGCACTATAGGGGTCAGCAAGGAAGAGGAGGTACATTGTATCATGTATTAACTTCCATTTATCTGGGCTATCCCACCACGGGAACGGCACAGCCTCATTTTCTGCTACTGATAAATCAAACCCCGCGTTATGAAATAGCAGCGGCTGGCCTGACCAAAAGAGCTTATGGAGATACTCCCGTGCTACCTGATAGGTAACGTTATTCCCTGTCGGATGACCCCATGCGAGGTAGGTAGGCTCGCTGCCCGGTACCCAGACAGCGTAGCCCACCGCAGTTGGAGGATTTACTAGCGGATTCCCAACAATGCCTTCTGTCTCAAAGTCTATTGTTATCGGGTCAATAGGCATGGTGCCTCACAAACGATAGCTTCACCACAAATACAGAAATTAGTATTTCTTGCCGGTTTGCATTGCTTCGGTTGTGGGGCTGAGACCTTCTGCCGTTTTTTCGTACGGGATGGCAAGGAGTTCCCGTGTTTGCTGCGCTCTGTCATAAATCCCCTGTAAGTGCTCGGTACCTACGTCAAACAGGTAGTTGAACTTGACTATGAACTGCGCCTTGGGGTCAGCGTGTACTGAGATCTCAGTGGCTACGCCCCAACTCGGGCGTTCATGCTGGCTGGCAACCGCGTTCACGTAGTTGCTCCAGTTTTTCACTGACATAACCGGAATGTCGATAATGGCAAGCTCGGCTTTGGTTACGTCCTCATTGAGAGCAGAGGCTGGCATCACCAGTAACTTCCGCTTTTGCTTGCACGCCTTGCCCTTCCCGCTCGGGCTATTGGCGTCGCTGCCCCACTGGTTCTGCGGGCAAGTGTCGCAGGTGCGGCTTTGCTGGTCAAACGACTTCTCGTGCGGCACCATGTCCTCGCCATCTTCAGAAAAAGCGAAACAGTCCGGTGCTTCAGGTTTGTTGGGGTTGAACTTACCCTTATAGTAGGCGTTTTCAACCATTGTGGCAATGACGACAACGGGGAGTTTGTTGTCTTTGACCTTCTGGTCCATGTATGTCATCACACCACCACGCAGTGATATCCGCGCAAGCTGTGGACGTTCCTTGGCAGCTTCAGCCTTGGCGTGCTTGGCTAGTTCTTCATCCCATTTGGCGACGGCTTTACCTTCGGTATCCATTATTGATCCTTAAGTTTTTGATGGTTACAGGTGCAGTGGCGAACCTGCATTGTAACAGGTTCGCTATGCCTTGACAAACTCTACTGTGCTGCTGGACCGGCGGTAACTTCCAGCCTGCCCCGTGCGCCAGAGGTAGCTGATGTTGATTAACAGTAGGAGTTTATCACTGCCCTTGTTCATCTTTAGAATGGTTGACTCGTAAGCAACGGTGTCAGACTTTTACTCCATCAACTTATCCCACACAGTCCTTGACAGGCCCCTTGGTGATCGGAGGCTTGGAACTCACAATCTTGTAGTGCCGCCCCGGCGCAGATAGGACTTTACCATCGCCCACAGTCATTCCAAATGCGCAGAGTGCTTGGAAGCACTGCATTCCCTGCTGCCCCATTACCGACAGGCTTTGTCGTCCGAGTCCGCCGCTTGCCAGCGGCACTGATAAGCCCCACTGCTTCAAGCAGCATTGTGTCCCGCAGCGCCTTGGGCAGCAGCGGGAACAATTCATTCCAATCTATATAACTCTTCATTTAAGGCTCCGTAGTTTAGAGTTTCATCACGATTAGCTTATCCACCGGGAATTTCACAATGCCCGGAATTTCAATACCATCATCCCACCGCAGCTTAACTGCGGAATCTGTCAACCTGCGCTGTAGCAGGTCAAAGGCATCACGCGCTTTTACGTACGCATGTATGGTAGGCCAGTCGGTAGCGGAAGGCTTAATTTCTTGCTCTACCATTGCACGATGTGTCTTGCTTATGCCCGGCTCCTTTTCCCCGCGCAGCGCTGCGGTGAGGGTAGCCTTGAGCGCATTCTCCTCTTTCTCAAGGTTATTGGCGAGGTTTTGCGCGCTCAGACGTTCAGTTCTTTTCGCAGCGTAGGCGTCTATAAGCGTAGCGAGATCAGATTTGTTCATGGCTTGGCACCTCCTCGCCACAATTTACCTCGTACACAGGCACCTCTTCCATCTTGGTGCCAACCTGCACGCGCCGGCATACCGTGGAATGAAAGGATAGGTATACCGAGCCCTCAAAACCATCGTTGCGAAACCACCCTGACCAGCTTGGCGCGTTCTTTTCAGGGCGCTTGTCCTTTACACTCAAACCCTGCCCTACGCAGGAGTGCCCACACAGCTTCCAAGTCCTGCTTATTCCCTGCAATTTGTAGATCAAAGCTGTATGTATCGGCTTGGATGTTAACCTTTTCCCTCAGTGCTGGTATGGCATCAATCTGATCTGCCAGTTTGTCCAGGCCAGCCTCCTGTGCGCGCCGGAGGGTTAGATCCAGCGCCTTTCTTGCGGCTGTCTATCTCTTCAATTAAGGCTTGAAATTTCATGTTTCATACTCCGTGTTAAGAATTTAGTTCACTCGTCCACTCGCCACACCAGTATTCACGCTCAACCACAGGCCAGCCTGTGTACCCGTGCCATTTCGGTCCTGTGGGTGTGGGCACAAGGACCGAAACGTGGATTGGTGGACTCTTGGCGCACACTATTTGGAGGGCATTATCCTCCCGTGGCAGCACCTGACTATAGCGGCAATTAGAACAGTTGCTGGAGTGTTTAGCCATCTAGCTGCTCCGGGCGAGCGTGTCGTCCTACTAGGTGATCGCGCAATGCGCCACTGATTGTTTCAATGGCGTACGTCAGTAGAATTGGGCTTGGGATTGCGGCAGCAATAACCGATGTACTCCTGCCATCTTTATTTTTCACAAACGCCACTGTCACGAATCCCTTAACTTCGCTGTCGTCCAGCATGGTTACTTCGTCAGTATTGGCGTAGTGTGAGGTGGCTGCAATGACCCTGCGTGTGAATTCCTTGTATTCCTCCACGCTATCAAGTAGAACTTGCCCTGTGGGCATTTCATCAATTTTCACTTTATTGCTCCTGTGGTTACGGTAGGCGTACAGTGTAGCATGTTCGGGTTAGTCCGTTTGGTTGTCTGTGTCGGTGAGGTAGGTGCTTATGTCGTCTATACGCACTCTAGGAATTTCAGCCCCCTCTAGTATAAGAGTTTCTGCCAAGGCACGACTCACCTTGTCATAGTCGTTTGCAACAGGTATGTTGACTTCCACCCGCGCTGTATAACGTATAACTTTCATTTCTTCACCTTTGGGTCTGGTACCCAGATTACTATGTTGCCGAGGATTTGTGTGCCTGCGAAAAGGCCGGTACACAAGTGCGATGAAGGGTTAAACGGCAGATTTTCAGCCATGCCATTTTCATTCACATACGCATCGCGTACCCTGTCGCCCCAGCGCACCTTGATACGTTCAATGTACCCGCCGACAGCGTCCCGTAGGACTTCCCACTTGGGCGGGCCTGACTTTTCCCAACGCTGCTCCACTCGCTCGCCATTGGTCCTTATCGTTATAACTGTGCCACTCATGTTAATACTCCTGTGTGTAAATTACGGTACCCGCACAGTGTAAGGCCAGACCTTAAAGTCTACAAGTACTCAAAAGCGGGTAGGTGTAAGCTGGCCTAGCTACCCCTAACACCACTTATCACGGGACACAACACCGATGGCGACAGTCATACGGTTCCGGCCCTACCGTCTGCCGGACTTGATAGATTCCGCTTTCGTAGCACAAAACCCAAAGATTAATGAAGAATGGTGTTTAGAAGACTTAGCTAAATCTGGACTAGTGCCAGAGGATCTCGGAGCAGCGTACCATCCTAAAATACGATTGCCCGACGGCGCACTGGCCGGGTATCACATTCCCTATTTTAATATAGACGGTGATGTGATAGTTGACGCTAATACCACTAATGTTATGTACCGCAGGCGATACAAATTGCCTGACTATTCGCGCAATTCCAGGTACCTACAACCCTCCACAGAAACGCTAGCAAAGTATGAACTTCCTGCCTATTTACCATATCTCTTGCCTTTTGACAAGGAATGGCCGACCGAAACCATGTATTGCGTGGAGGGGGAGAAAAAGACAGCGGCGTTTATCAAATATCTACAGTTACCAGCATTCGGTATCAGTGGTTGCGCCATGTGGGGGGACCCCCGAAAGGTCAATCGTATACATCCGTGGATACAGGATTATCTTACAACGCACGCGGTTAAGAAAGTCATAATAATTCCTGACTCAGATGTGTACAGGTATGACATGGCGGCTATGTATGGGAATTTTGTTAAAGCACTTGAATCTCTTGAGTATGGTGTAAAGCTCTTAAACCCGCCAGCTAAAATAGATGATTTCATAATTGCTAATCGCAATAACCTGTTGGAAGCATTCGCAGCGATACCAGAAATCAATGGGGATGACTTAGTACAGACACCAGCTAGCCTCTTAAGTAAGCACGCGCTGGCGTTTAAGACGGATGCCAAGGGCAATAGGATAGTTCACCAGCACACCAGCAATATCATGAAGCTAATGGAGGAACATAATGCATTTCCTAAAATTTGGCGAAATACGGATAACAACCGAGTCGTGGTGGGTGACAAGCTTGCTGAGCCTGATTCTACGGAGATGTTCATCGCTAACTATTTCCAACATAACCTCGGATTCGACAAAGTCACACACAAGACCATCTACCCCTGTATCCAAGCACTTGCAAAGAAGAACGCTCGTAGTCCAATGCTTGACTTCATACGAGATCAATCGTGGGATGGAAATAAACGACTGGGTAGTTGGTTTACCGATTACTGGGGAGTGCAAGATAGTCCTTACACTAGTGAAATAGGGATTAAGTGGCTAGTGTCAGCGTGTGCGCGCATGGCCCAACCGGGGGTAAGACTTCGCTGGATGCCTATTGTAATCGGCCCACAGCGTACTGGAAAGACTAGCTTACCTGATTTACTCTTCCGCGGCTGCGCAGTGACGCTGTATGGTGACCATAATGATAAAGACTTACACATGCTGATGCATTCAAGTCTGTGCGTAGGCTTTGACGAGCTTGACTCCTTTGGTAAGAAGGAAGCAGGCACGCTCAAAGCTATGATTTCAAATAAGGAAGATTCATTTAGACCACCGTATGGGTCTTCAATTGAAGTATTCCCGCGCCGCTTTACGATGTATGGCTGTGGGAATAGACATGAATTCATTCAACACGACCCTAGTGGGTATGATAGATATGCTGTTATAGAAGTTACGCAAATTCTAGATTTCAAAAGACTGGAAACCGACTTGGCGCAGCTATGGGCAGAGGCATGGCATGTATATCAACAAGGTGGGATCAAGTATTGGGAAATTGATGGTAATACAGAAAATGCTGAAAAATACGTCGTTGCAAATGTATTAGAAGAAAAGATATGTAACTGGCTGGAAAAAGAAAAGATGGTAAAACACACAGCGAGACAGGAAAGTGTCCTAGAGTTTACCATGACCAATCTACTAGTCGCTATTCAAGAAGAGAGTAGCAATAAGAATACGAATGTGACGAGAGAGATAGCTGCAATCCTTAAGGGTATGGGGATTGAACAGGTGCGGATACGCAAAGGACCGAAAATTCTTAGGCTTTATCAGTACCGTTGGTAATCACACTACTATATAGGCGTGCGCGCGGCGCCGATATAATCGTAGTATTCTTCTAATAATGTATTGTTACACTGTACCCGCGTTGGCAATATCGCCAGCGCTGTTATACAGGAGTCTACGAAATGTGTATTGATGGAAGTTGTGGGCATTTCACCAAGCCCGAAACTGAAGATGGGGTTGCGCTCAATGTTAAGTTCCTGCGGGATCTGGCTACAGGCATCCGTGGCCGTTTCCCTGCGGACGCGTCTGAGCTCGAGGTCATTGCCGGCGATATGGAGCGGTGTGGGAACGATGTGATACAGCCCAATTGGGACCGCAAGGTGCTCATCAAGGCTGCGGCTGTGCAGGCCATCTCCCGCGTGCTGCGGGAGCGTAAGGCTGCGCAGGGTGATGAGTTGGGTGAAGTCCTTAGCGCGTAGGGGGTCGTATGGGCCACTGGGAACCACCAGCCGTGGTTGCGATAATTCTGGTTTTGCACGACTGCTTTGAGTTCTTCACTGTTGCGTGGAAGTACGCAAGGCTGTTCGTGGGAGTTATTGCACGGCTGATGTCATAGAACAAGTCAAGTTGCTCTGTACTAACGCTACCTGTACACTGTACAGGTAGCGTTTTTCTTATACATACAGGAGTTACGTTGATGAGCAACAACAGCATTAAAGACTACCTCGGACTAGAGAACAGCCGCAACAAGTTGCACGCGAACCTCTACACCGATCTCATTCAGAGGGCCTTAGGCCCAGTCGATGTCCTTGTCGGGCATCATTTGTGCTTCGAGGCCAACCACGACATCGCGACAGAGAACGAGATACCTTCCGCCGACACGCTTCTCTTCGACCACGACATCATGATTAAGGTGTTCGGCGGTCGAGCCATCGAGATCATGCAGCGGCTTGCCGCCGAGCCGGCGGAACACCGCGATGCGATCCTCGCCGCCGAACTCAACTTGAGGGCTGCGGCGTGAACAGAGTTGATACAATTCTAATCGTTATTGCCGCAGGGCTGCTTTTTGGTCTTGCTGTTGGCATTGTGTGGATAATCACTCATGTGCCGTGGATGATGGTATGATGACCTGTGCCACTGTGCCACTGCGACCAAAAATGCAGTGGCACAGTGTAACATGTGCAAAAACAAGCACTTATGTGTCTTGTGCCACTGTGCCACTGTAACTACGTATATATGTGTGTAATTTATAAATGCTGTATATAGGGGTAAAACAAAACCAGTGGCACACTGTACACAGTGGCACACCGTTGTTTTTTAAGGGCCATTTTGTGCCACTGCAAAACAGTATCAATATAAAGTAGGGCAATTATGATTAATCTACAGGACCTAATCCGCTCCGCTAGCAACGGGAATCCGAAAGACCCGATGCTTGCATCAGCTATCGCGAAGCAGCTACGCGAGCGTGGATTTAAGCAAAGGACAATCAATGGAAGACGATATTGGCTGAGTCCAGAAGATCAGGAAGATACTAGAATGAAGAAAGCATCCGAGATCCTCAAATCAATATGATGGCAGAGCGCAGTATGAAGATCTATGAAGATCAATAAGTCCATGTCTACCATTAGTATGTCAGACAATCAGCGCAATTTACACTAACACAAATCGCAACCAGAATGCAAGCAAAATATATTTAGTCAAAACTACTTGCAAATACGTGTGCGCAGGCACTATATGCTGATTAGCGGTGGCAGGCACACTTGCTTACGTTTACACTACAAGGAGTAATACAATGGCAAAGGGTAAGAAGGCAGCGGCGCTTAAGCCGTTGGCGCCAGCGCAGGCACCGGCAGCGCCGGCACCGGCGCAAGGCACCTGGAGCAGCCGGTAACACAGTGCAGCGTGGTGGCACCGAAGCGGCCACTAACCGGGACCAAAACATGGCAGTGGCACAGCGGCGACGCATGGGTTGCTGGCAGCATGCAGCGCAGGCCAATGGCGGCACGCATCACGCTGGCGCAGGCGCTGGCAGTAACCAAGGCGGCAGGCGACCCAGGGTTTGCCCGGTACGCCATAAACCGGCTCAAGGTGCTGGTGCCGGTTGCGGTGCAGCCAAGCTAACAGCTGGCGCAACGCAACAAATGCCGCGACTGCAGCATGTGCTTGCAGTCGCGGCATTTTTACGCCTGCCAATTGGTGCACCGCAGCAAGAATATAGATGGAGAAAGTAGACCCCCGGCACGATTTACCCAAACGAGGACGAAAAAGAGAGTACTCTGCGTTGATACCACTGCTT